ATTAATAGATTGACTTATGATATTTCTTCTAAACCACCTGCTACTATTGAGTGGGAATAGAAGAAAAACTCACTTAAAATAAGTAATTACTATATTTTAAAATTTTAGTGGACTTAAAATGGACTTAAAATAGAAATAAGTAAGTGAAATTAGTAAAAATTTAAACAATAAAAAAAGAGGGTAGGATTTTTTCCTACCCATTTCTTCTATTAAAATTCAGTAGATGATCATAAATCTTTTGATAATCTGCTTCCACCTTATCTCCTAACTTGGCTATCATTGCTTTTATTTCATCTTTTTGTTTTTCAGAGCTATTCTTTATTTCTTCAAGTTGCTTATCTAATTTTTCTTGATCTATATAATATGTTTCTTTTTTTAATCTTTTGTTAATTTGTCTCATTAGATAATTATGATAGCCTAAGATAACTCCACCAACTGTAATTAAAGATGTTCCAAGCATTCCTAATAATGTTAAAGTGATTTCTAATTCCATTAATCCTCCTTGTATGCAAACCTCCCAAATATTCTAACAGCTCTATACATTAACTGTCTTTTGAAAAAGCCAACCCCTTGTTCTTTCATAACTGCTAAAAATACTCTATCTGCTTCCTTTCTACTTACTCCCAAATTATGACCATTTCTATATAGCCAGTCATGAATAACGGCTGCTTTTGTGTGGTCCCCATAAGTATTAATAACATTTCTGAAAATTCTAGGTACACTAGCTAAATCACACTTAAAACCTGCAGGAATATGAATTAATTTTTCTCCTATCATATATCTATAATCTTTTTCTAAAATAAAATCTTTTCCATCATAATATTTTAAATCAAATTCATCTAGTTCTGGCATTATATCCTCCTTTTATCTTTTAAATTGAATATTATCAGCTGTTCCTAATTGAAAATGTACCAAATCTTTTTGCTTCCAATTTCCACCCCAAACTATTCCATATTTATCTATAAGTCCTTTATTTTTTGCAACATCATAAATAGCTTTATAATATTTATAATCCCATCTAGCAACTGTCTTTTCTTTTTCTTCTCCAGTTTTTATATCTTTATATTTTTCTTTTTCTAAGACTGCTATATCAACAGCATATCCATATCCGTCAACTTTTACTTGATGTTTTGATTTTAATTTATATCCATCGCACCAACTAACTTTTGGTTGCTTATTGCCATTGCTATCATATAAAACAGTTCTTCCTTTTTGATATTCACGATTTTGTTCTTCAGCAGTTCTAACTCCACAAGTTATTTTAAAATCGTATGGAGATTCTTTTATTAATTCTTCCATAAAAACTACTAATTTTGGATGAACTCCATTTAATTTTTCTAAACTATTTTCAGATAAAACAAACATATATACCTCCTTAAAAAAATGACCTCGTAATAAGCCATATAACACATTTAAAAAGAGGTAGCTATACTAAACTACCTCTAGTTTTTTAATTCCATTCTATTTTTTCTAAATCTTCAACTGTCTTAGCTTTTTCAATTTCAATAAATATTGCTGTATATTTATTTTGAGCAGTTATAACTTTTAAAATCCATTTAAGATATACTTGATTTATATCCCCTAAACTTATATCGGCTACAGAGTTATCTTGAAGTCTCCATTTTGTATTTAAAGATTTTAAGAACTCTTTTAATTTTCCTGATTTTATCACATTTTTTAACTTTTCTTCTAAATCTGGAGTAACAGTAATTTCTAAATCACGTAAAGCTTCTTTTAAAATTTCTATATCTGTTGTTTCTGAAGCTATGTCCAATGCTATTTTTACTCTTATAAAATTTATTTCATCGTACTCTCTCATTTGAAAAACTTTTCCTTTATATTCAAAACTTCCAAATAATTTTTCCAGTAAAATAGCTTGAAACTTATGTTTAAAAGTTTTCTTTACTCCATTCATATCAATATCCCATTCGTGAGAAACTGGATTCCAAGTATGATATGATGTGGGTTGAGGTACAGTTATAAGTTTCTTATTTTCTATGTATTCACCTTGATTTAATTGGACTTCTATTTCTTCTTCAATTAACTCTTGTCTTGTCATTTCTCTTATTGAGTTGGTTGAAGGATCATAGGTTGCATTTTTAAATGCTTCATTTCTTTCAACAACTACATAATCCTTTTGATCTAACTCAGGATAATCTAAAAATAAATTGTTATCCATAAAGTTTTTTACTTCAGCAGCAGTTAAATTTACAGTGAATACAACTTGTGATTTTTTATCTTTTGTATAGATATAAAACATATTTTTTCTCCTTTCAAAAATTTAGTATTTTAGGTTATCTGTTCCATCACAGATAGATATTGTAAATCTGAATAAATTGGAAAATCTAATCAGAACAGATAACTTCAATTCTCACAATCAAGGATGGTTTCAAATAGCCAATAGACAAATTATTTATGGTTCTTTTGAATATAAGTATGGAACCTCTTCTGTTCAAAATTTTGAAATATCTGTAGCAGTTAAAAATTGGCAGAATGCAAATGTTATTGTCTCATCAATGGATACAGACACAGGCAATATCATAAGTTCATTTCAAGCTAGATTGATAAATAATAATACTCTAGTTTAGATAATTCCAATAATACAAACATCTACACTTTGATTTCCATTACAATAAAAACGTAATGACTTATTTCTAATAATATAATCATTAGAATCATGAATTGATTGAGCAGCATCTACTTGTTGCCCAAATGTAATATATGAATTTAATGATACTGAAATTATATTTTTAAAACTTGTTTTTATTGTAGCTGTTCTAATTCCTACATTACCTGGCACAGAAATAGTTTCAATAACTACATTTCCAATTTTAAGAATAGCATTACTATCTTCTATCTTGGAACTGATTAGATTTTCCAATCTCTTTCTATTTTCCCATATAGAAAGCTCCTCAAATTTTACATCAGGGACACTGATCCTTCTATTTTGAGTTTCTTTACATATATAAAATTTCTTGTTTGCTGGGAAATAGTAAACATTTCCTTGTATTGCCTCATTCAAAGGGAATTTTCCATCTTCTTTTCCAAGAGCAGATACTACTCTATCATCTACTTCTTGTGTTGTTCCTTTATAGCCACCATTTTGGGTATAATTTTCCTCAAGGTAATCCTTATTAACCCAAGTGTTTTTTCCACTCCAATTAATGATAGTAGTATCTGAATTTGTTACTTCCATTCTAATATCTATTTCAAAAGCTATCACACTATCAGTTTTAGCTGGAATATATTGAGCATTATCTTCATTACAATACCAATACAAGCAACCATTAGAAGTACTGTCATTTACATAAATTCCTATCTCTTTCAGATAAAAACCTTGTGTTATATCATCATTAGTTATCTGAATTGTTAAATTAATAGCATTATTTTCTTGTTCTTTTTTTAATATTCTTACATCTTTTTTATATGAAATAAGAGATGTTTGATTCTTTGGATTTTGTCCACTTACTACAGCACCATCTCCTATTTCTACTTTTAAAAATTCTACAGCTAATTCATTTGCAAGCCTAGTTGCTAAATAGTCAGCACCTTTTTTTGTAAGTCCTCTAAAAGCCATTTAAACCTCCTTTTTTAATCTATAAACTAAAATATTATTAAATACTTTTTCTCCAACTAGATTAGTTAGTCTACTATTTTCTTTTAAAACTTTTTTAGCTTTATAAATTACCATGCTCATTATATTAATTTTCTCAGATTTTGTAGGGATTACATTAACTACTCTTAATCCTAAGTTAGCTGGAATCATAGGTCTTAATTCTTTGTATATACTGTAATCAAAATCATTAAATTCCTTTTGCTTTTCTAACCTGATATCTAATTCATATTTATCATTAAATAAAATTGGAATAGCTTTTGTCTCAACATTTTGATAATAAGTAATTAAAAATTCTTCTAACCATCTCCAAGTGTATGGAAGAGTAGCATTCCATTTTATATAAACTCTCAATTGTCTATCTTTTAAATTATCAGTTGCCTTAGGATAAATATTCATCATTTTTTCAAATTTAGATATTCCTAAAACATCTGTAGAAAATATAAAACCATTATTAAAACTTCTTCTAATTTCATTCCAAAGTTTTGTTAAATCTGCATTTTCAATATTAAAAATAGCTTGTATTTCTTTATATTGCTGCATAAAATCAGGTAAATTATCATATAAATTAACATCTTTAAAGTTGGACATAATTTCCATCTCCCCACACTGGAACTTTAAAAGAGTCTAGTGTAAAGTTTTGAGTATACCCATTTATTTTAGTTTCTTGAATATCAATAATATTAGGATTCAACGCTAAAATCCTAGATTCTATTATTGATGTTCTTACAACTATCTTTTCTGATTCTTTGAATTGTTTTCTTAACTCTAAAAGATATGCTTTTAAAGCTTTATCAATATCAGTTTTTATATTAGTAACAGATAAATCTTTTAAAGTTAATTTCGTAGCAATATAAATTTTTTCTTGTGCTGGAGTATCAATTGTAACTATATGCCCTATTGGAGCTAATCCTTTCCCTGTTTGGTCTTTAGTTGGGTCCAACACTTCTTGGATTTTAGAAATTAAAGATGTAGAAGCTATATTAAATTCACTATCTAAAATAGTAACTCTTACTGTTCCTCCACCTTTCCAAACAGGAGTTACTTTAACTACTCCTACCCCAGCTTGTGCCATAGTTTTTTCTTCATAGTCTTTTATATTTCCACCATAAGCCTGTAGATTAAAACTATCTAAATATCTTTGCCTTATACTTTCAGTTTCTTCTTCATCTTCACCAGGAATAAGCATTTCTGTTATTTTTGCTGATGTTAATCCAGGAACATAGTCTATTGGGACTAAATCTCCTACAGAACCATTAGGTTCTTCTCCATAAGTTTCACACTCCAACATATATTCAAATGTTCCAGTAGGTAATTTTTTTATAACGATATAATTGTGGATATCTAAAGAAAATCTACTTCCAATAGGAATATCCATATTAAAAATACCTTTGTATACTCCAACACTTGCAGATTTGGGTTTTATTCCTCTTTCTGCTGCTCTTCTTATTAAAAACTCTCTACTTGCTGTATCTCCAAAAGTTTGTTGATAATATTCAGCAATTGTTAAATACATTTGAGCTTCTTCTAAAGAGTTTCCAGCTGTAGCATCAAATACTACTGACCCTTCACGAGTATCAATATCTTTACGAACTCTGCTTAATTTATCATTCAATAAATTTTCATAAGTCTTATCCTCGAACATTATGCTACTTTCACCTCCTTAGCTATTTCAACATCACCATAAATTGTTTTAGCTGTAAAAATCATTGCTAAACTTTCTCTTTTTTTTGTATCATCAAATAAAAAAGACTCTACTGCAATAATTCTTTCATCTTGCAATAAAGCCTCTGATACTCTTGATACTAATTCAACTTTACAATAACTTTTAGATTTTCCAAACAAGTCCTTTAATTCAATCCCATAGTTCCAACTATAAATTGGATATTGATATCTCTCAGTATTTAAGATTTTATAAATAGCCTGTTTCATAGCTTCTTGTCCATCTGTTTTACCTGTAATTTTATTTCCAAATATGGCCATTTTATAAGTTTTAGTTGGAATAGCTTCCACTTCTGATTTTATTTCAACTCTATCATTTCTAACTGGTAGCATTATATCCACTCTCCTTCAACAATAGGATCATCTATTCTATCTAAAATATAATAGAGTTGTCCTCCATCTTGCCTTATTAATACAACCTTTTCTCCCTTTCTTAGTGAATAGTGCATCATGATTTTTTTACGACCTTTATACTCATGTTCATGGTCTATTGGAATAACATTTGTCCCTGCTCCAGGATGATTATGTGATGTATCCCAAGCTCCATAAATACTATCAGTGCTATGTTGAACTGTAATATCTACATAATAATCTCTAACCAAATGGGATAGCATTAATTGACTAGCATTTATAACTTTTTTCTGGTCTATTCTTATCTTAAGAGGGTCAACACTTTCAACTGTACCGAATTCTAGTTTAGACAGTTTTGAATTTTCTAACATATTAGAAACTATTTTTTTTATTGCTTCTATCATTCAATATCAGCTCCTCTCAATTTTAAATCCATAAAATGCTCATCTTTATTAAAAGTATGCTTTACACTTTCAACAAGCATATAATTACTAACCTTAATGCCTCCTAAGTCTAATTTTACAACTATACTTACTCCAGCTCTCACTTTCACATTACCAAAGACATTTTTAATAGATAAACTTTTAAATTTTCTATTATAAAGTTTTAAGAGTGAATCAGCTTTTACCTGTGGATTTTCCTTTTCATCTACTCTATCATAGTATTGTAAAATTCCCCATTTCTCATAGGTATGATTTTTTATTTCTGCTTCTGTGTTTGGAGAAAAGTATATATCTCTTACTCCTTTTTCTCTGTTTTCCCTACTTAGTTTTATTTTGTTATAGGTTTTGTCTATACTTGAACTATAAGAAAAATTTTCTGATATAGTTTCATCTATAAATATACCTTCATTCAATTTTAGACTTTCAACATCTTTTAATGTTATTTTTCCAAAATCATCATAAATAACATATAATCTTTTTGTATTTTGTAAAGTTATATTTAGAGCAGTTAAAATAACATCAAATAAAGCAACATTATCTTCCAATCTTTCACGAATAACATATTTTGTATCTTCTATTTCACCACAATTTAATTTAAAGTCATCAGCTATCATTTTCAAGACTTCAGATGCCTTTTTATTCTCATAGTGATAGATATCTTTATTTTTTAAATATCTCAACTGGTCATAAGCAGTTACTGATAAAATTTTGTCTCTATCTCTTGAAATAGTAAATACAAACCCATAAAAAACTTCTTCATTCTTATATTTTACTGTTACTAAATCTCCTTCTTCAAATTGATTTAATTCATCAAAAATACATTTAAAAGTAAATTTCCCAGGGGTTCCTTTTCTTTCAGTATCCCAACAAGCACCATCAAGAATAGCAGGTGCAACTGGACCTTTTTGAGTTTTTATTATTAAATCTAAATCTCTATTCAAGTCTTATCACCTGCCCAACTTTTATACCATGTATAGAATTTAATTTATTCAATTCTTTTAAAAAATTACATTTATTCGCATCACCTAATTCTTTTTTTGCAATAATATAAAGCGTATCTCCTTCTTTAACCTTATAGGTTCTTTGAGTTTTTTTTGATGAACTATCTCTAGTTTTTGTAGATATGAAAGTAGTTAGAGATAAAGCTCCTCCAACTCCTTTCGCTCCTAAATTTACATATTTAAAAAGAGTACTTTTAACATTTTTGTATTCTTTTAAAGTTACTGATACAACAACATCTCTACCATTTCCTGCATCTTCTTTTATTTCATAATTTTCAAGAGATACTAACATAGTTGTATTGTATCCTGAGCTTCCAATTGCTCCCTCTCTAATAACTATAAATCTAAAAGGTTTCTTTGCATTTTTCAAGAAACTTAGCATATTTAGATAATAATTGATAGGTAAAAGTACCCCTCTTGCAAAAGGGTACTTATATGCAGGTAAACACATATCAAATGTGAATTCTTTTAAACCTTCTTCTTTTAGAATGTTAAAGTCTCCATCATTAATAAGTGTCACAACCTTATTCTTATTATTAATTTTAGTTGTAATGGAAGAAGGAGTGATAGGAACTAATATTCCATCTAAATAAAAAATATATCCTTTATCTATCATAAAATTATTCATAACTTCCCTCCGCTGCTATTGCTATACTTTCTTCCATTCTATTAGTCATATAATCTACAATATCATCTAAGTCAAGAGCACTAGAAACATGCTGAGTTATTCCACCAACATCAACTTTAACTTCTGCTGTTGTAAATCTATTAATAGCTTCTCTTTCAGCTAAATCCCTTAAATAACTAATTTCATCATGTGATAAATCTAACATATCACCAGTTTTTTTAGTGTTTTTATCTATATTCTTTAAAAGATTATTAGATTCAGCCATAGATAAACTATTAGTATTGTCTTGAAATGTTTTATCAACAGCTTGCCCTACTTGTCCATCAAATAAGTTATATCCATTATTAAATGCTTGTCCATAATCTTTTCTTTCAAGTAGATACTTTTGGACATCTACTCTTGAAAGGGTAATGTCATTTCCACCAACTTTTTCATTTACCCAATCTCCAATAGAAGTTTGAACACTTTCTAATTTGCTTACTGTATCTGTACCACAAATAGTATCTATTATAGAACCTAACCATTTAACTTTATCTATTAAGAAATTAATAAAGCCTAAAAATAAATGTGCTACAGCTTTAATTGGATGCTTAAATACATTTGCAAAAAATTCAGCTATACTAATTCCAACATTAGCTATACTTGCAAATAAATAAAGAGAGGCATTAATTAATCCAGCAAAAATATTGTATATATGTGCTCCCATTACAAAAAAACAACCAGCTATAAATCCAGTTGCAGAGTAAGTTTTTCCTGTTATAGCATTAATTACTGCTGTTATAGAATATATAGCAGCTATAACCAAAGCAATTCCTGTTAATATCCAAGTAATTGGACAAGCCAGAACAGCGATATTTAATCCCCATTGGGCAGCAGTAGTTTTAGCTAATGCTACATCAACTGCACCGAGCATAACTTGTTTAGCCAATAGAGCTGCATTGTAAATAGCTGTTATCCCAGAAGCAATAGCTGTTTTTACTGCAATAAATCCCATAGCAACTTTATATGCCGTCAATAAGGTTAAAACTGTAACTAAAATTGGTTGAATAGGTCCCCATATTTCATAGAGGACAGTTCCAACAATAAATATACCCTTTATAAGCCAATTTATCATTGTAAAGGCTTTATCTATTACTGATGATACTCCATCAATAAACCCTTGAAATCTTTGACTATTAAAAATATTACTCATAGTCGAACTAATTCCCATAAAAGAATTAACAGCATTACTTTTAATTTTATTAACTACATCACCAAATGTTATTGGAATTGAATTAAATTTAGTATTAATTTCATCTGACATTGCAAATACAGCATTCTTTATTACATCAGATGTAATTAATCCATCTTTACTCATATCTTTTAAATCTCCCATAGACTTTCCAGTATATTTACTAATAGCTTGTGCCAATAAAGGAGCATTTTCCATAATACTATTAAATTCATCTCCTTGTAATCTTCCAGAAGCCATAGCTTGAGTTAATTGATGCATTCCTGATGTTTGCTCGGAAGTTGTTGCCCCTCCAACTTTAAAAGATTTAGCCATTAATTCAGAGAATTTTACAGTCTCCATATTGCTATTAAATGCTTGTGGTGCTAATATACCTAATTTAGAAACTACACTTGCTGTATCTAAGAAACTTGCTCTTGAATTTTGAGCAGATTGAAATATAGCTTGTTGTAATTGGTCTGTTGTTTGTTTTCCATCATTCATTAAATTTAATCTAGCCATAGTTTGTGAAAGATTATCAGATGTATCTAAACCTATTTTTAATGATTGTATTCCTGCATAAAGACCTATAAAACTTTTTATTTTTCCATATAATGAATCTGCTTTATTAACACCTTGACTTAAAGCCATATTAAATTTATTTTGTTCAACTGTATTATTTTGTATTTCTCTATTAATAGCTCTTTCTATTCCAATTACTTTACTTCCAGTTACTTGATTTAGTGCAGTATTAAATATATTTTGTTTTACTATATTATTTTGTATTTCTCTATTAATAGTTTTTTTTATTTCACTTAATTGTGCCCCAGCTTGTACTATCATAGTTTGTGCACTTGCTAATCTACTAGTATCAATATTAACATCAGTATTATTAACTTTTTGCAAAGCAGTGATAGTTGTATTTATAGCACCAACGATATTATTTAAAGGAGTGGACATTGCATCCATAAGCATTATAGAACCTTGTATCGTTGACATTAATCCACCTCCATTATTTCTTACTAGCTTTTTCTTCAGATTGAATTCTTATCTGAATACTTGCCATTATGAATGCTTGTTCCTCTTTTGGTAGACTCAAAAATTCACTAGGCAACATATGAAACTTATGGAGGCAATAGTAAAGGATATTCGCCTCACTATCGCCCCCATTTATTAGTTTTTTGCTTCTTCAGTTAAATCTTCAAGTGTTTTAAATCCATTGATTTTTTGAACTTCTGAAAATAAGTCTTGAAACTCTCCTGGAAGTAACATAGCTGTCAATAAGTCAGGCTTGTTTTTTACTCCATAGCTGTCTTGTAATTCTTGATTTTGTAAATCTGGAAAGACAACACAAGCAGCGATTAGCATAGCAGAATATTTATTAGAATCTAATTGAGGGAATAATTGTCCTTTTTTCCCTTTTAATTCTTTAATTTCAGTGTTAGCTTCTCTTAAAATTTGATCTTCCTGTGCTGTTAAAGGTCTTATTTCCCATTCAACAACTTTTCCATCTTCATCTTTAAATCTTTCAGAAACTGCTACTTTTTTATTTTCTTTTTGTACTGCATTTTGTTTTAAGAATACTTCCATATTTGTCATATTTACTCACTCCTTATATCATCCCATCTAAAATATTAAATGGATTCTTAATTATAAAACTCTCAAAAGTAAACTTTATTTCTTCATCTAAATATTCTGCACCAGCATCAAATTTAGATAAGATTCCACCATCAGTATTGCAACCTTGGTAAAGGATAGTTTGTCTACCAGCTTTTGAAGTAGGATCTTCATTAGAAACTTCTATTTCAAAGAAAATATCCTCACCAGTATTTTGATACTTTTCCAATAATTCTCTAAAAATTGGAGCATTATAGTGAACTGTCATAGTTCCACTACCTTTACCACCAACAGATTTATTTCCTTTGCTTACTTTCCCTAAAATAGGTACTTCAGTTTTTGTTTTTTCATAACTTGCTTCAAATTTAATTGCTGTCATTAAATTGTATCTTTTACCTTCTAATGTAACATAGCATTCGCCTAAGCTACCTGATATAGCATCTTTAGCATTCATTGTTATCATATCTGCCATTCTCTATCTACCTCCTATTGAACAATAACTGTCATATAAAGAATTTCCATACAATTTACAGGATTAACTGGATCCGTAACAACTACTGATTTTTTAGTTAAACCTTTCTCAACTTTAACTTTTTTAGGATCAAAATCTTCAAGTGCTTCTATTCTTTCAAGTTCTTGATGATGTGCAACTATATCTTTCCATAATCCTTCTCTTCCAGGATTATTATTTCTGCTTTTTCCAGAATGTTTTCTATTAAACATTAAAGCGATATCATTTCCTATTTGATCTAAAATTCTTATAGTTTGATTTGATTGGAAATCATCATTTTTATATATAGTTATTGATGTATAACTATTTATATCAGTCAGCACATATGCTTCTCCAACATTGTTATGGAATAATAATTGTCCTGCTTTTATTCCATTTATTAATTCAGATTGAGTAAACTTAGTATCAACTATAAAATCTCCATCATATTTTGTATTTGTTAATGTTGCATTGACTTCACAACTTGCTTCAGCACCTGTTAGCCAATAAACCAATGATTGTTCTGGAGCACCTTCATCTTTAACTTTATTTTGTAGATTTATTACTCCTTCATAATCAGCAGGATATCTATATACAACACATTGAAGTTTTACTCCAACTTCATCTCTCATTCTTTTAGTCCATTGAACATATAATTTCTTTATAACTTCATCTTTAGAAGTACATCCAATAGTATTGAAAGAATAAGATTCAGCTAAATCTAAAAACTTTTGATGTTCAGCACCAGTTACAGTAGTCAAGTTAGCACCATTTGCCAATTTAGTTCCAGCAGTATCAGTAAGCTGAGCTGCTTTTTTGAATACAACATAATCATTATCAATTAATTCAGAAGCATTAGCAACAGTTTGAGCATCTACTTTCTTTGTTCCTAACATAGTAATAACATCTTTTTTATTAGATTCATCTATATTAGTCTTAACTATAATAGTTATGTCATTCCCTCTTGTTCCACTATATTTAGCAGTCGCATAATCATTACTTGCTTTAACACCATTACCATTTAATCTATAAAGATAAACAGTTTTAGCTTTCATAAATAAATCTCTTAAAGGTTTCATTTTTTCATCTGTATAATCATATCCAAAAAGTTTCATAGTATCTTTTTGAAAATCACTATTCTCAACTTTGAAAATGTCTCCATCTACTCCCCAATCAAGTTCAGTAGCAATAGCAGCAAAACCTCTATCAGATATATTTACTGTTGCTCTTGAAGCAGAAACGAAGTTAATATATGCTCCTGGTAAAACTTTATTTTGAGTTAAAAAAGTTCCTCCACCATTCATTATTGAACCTCCTTATTCATAAAATTTTCTATAATTTCATCTATTCTTGAAAAACTATATTCTTCATCATCTTTTAATAAAACATTCAATATATCTTTTCTATTAGAATATTTTTTACTTGCAATAATTTGTTCTTTTGAATATAGAATTTCATCATCTTTTTTTGTTTTAGTTGCCATTAGTCCCTCCTATCTGGTTTTACATCTGTTTTTAATTCTTCCATAAATGGATCTTCTTCACCTACTTTTCTTACAAATGGTTTGAAAGTTATAAAGTAATGAAGATTCCCATCTATAAACTGTGAATTTTTATCTAAGCCTCTTAATAAATCCCCTTCTTCAGTTTTGATTAATTCCAAAGTATTATTTAATTTTTGTGCCATTTCCATTAATTCCCAATTATCATCTTCATTCTTAGGAAAATACTGAATATCTAAATCTATTTTTTGTTTATATCTATTTCCTAATACTTGTTTTTCATTAGGATTTAATAGCTGAATAAAAAAGCAAGGCTCTTCAAAACCTTGCTTAATCTTATTTACATATATTTCTACTTCTGGAAATGTTTTCTCAAGAGTATTAGATATAGCACTTACCACTCTACTTAGCATTACTAAACACCTTCTTCAATATACTATCTAATTTCTTTTCTAATATAACATCCATATTTTCTTTTATTTCATTCTCTGAAATAGTTAACATAAATCTACCAGGAACCCAAGCTCTTTTTAACTTCTTTCCAAGTACAGGGACAAATCTACCTGGTGTTTGCCTGTGCCCGTACTCAACATAAGAAGCATAATGGGTAGGATTTATAACTTCAACTGAATACAAATTACCATTTTTAAAAACTTGACCTATTGTCCAGTTCCTTCTTAAATTTCCACCTCTCCTACGATATATATAGGTTACTTTTTTTGATGTTACACTTTTATAACCTTTTCTTTTTGCATTTCCATTTTTATTGTATTTTACATCTCCAGCTTTTATGCCCTTCTTTTTATTATCTCTCTTATAAGTTTGAAAATCATTTTCATAATCCCCAACTGGTGTTCTAAAAATTACTTTTCTTAATAATAAAGCTCCTAAAGATTTAACAAGGCCTGCCATTATTTCAGTCTGATTTTTTTGTATATTCTCTAAATTCTTTTTCATTACTTCTAATCCAGCCATATTAATTTTTACGGCTTGCCCCATATTAAGCTCCTTTATTATCAGTTACTAAAATAACTTCTTGATGTACTGAGTATATAGCAGGGATACCTGAAGCTTTATAGGTTTTAGATACCCCATTTCTAGTTACAACTATTTTTGAATTTTCTTTTATTTCTACTTTATTTGAAAGAAATAATTTTATAACTTGATTTGTTATAGCTATTGAAGGAGTTTCACTTGTAGAAGATATATTTTGAAATGAAATTCTACAAGGAATATTCTCTTGAACCAAAATTTCTTTAAACTCAGTTGTTTTAGTTTTTGGATCCTTTACTTTTTCAAAATTATAAATACTACAAGTATCTCTCCATAACTTTTGTAAATTTCTTACCATTGTAATCTCCTATATCTATATAGTTCATTATCTTTACCAATTAATAAATCATTTAGCATAATCTCAAAAAGTTCCTCAGGTGTTTTTACAGTATCAGAATAGGTTTCAGTTGTATCCCCTTCTTTAATAGATTTTAAAACAGAGGAGAAATCATAATCTTTAAGATCTCCATTGAGCTTTTTAAAATTAAGTATTTCTCCTACTGCTTTATCTATTAATATATATTTTAGTCCATTTGGAATGCTATCAAATGTATAATTTTGATTTGTAAAATTATTAATACTAGATAAGGCTTTATTTAAAAAATATTCTATGCTTGTAGCTTCATCTATTTTGAATAATTTTAGTTTTTCAATTACCATTTCTTTGAAATTTTCCATAATTATCCTCTTGAAATTATTCTAACTATTGGGATAGATTTGTGATCTATTACTTCTCCATCTTCTGTTTTTACTAATTCCCAGTTAGAACCTTTTTCTAATTCTGTATCATCAGGTGATATTGTAGTAGATGTTTTATAAGAAATTCCAAATGGAGCATAACACAATCTTTTTCTTGATATTAAAGTATCTTCTCCCCCATTTTTATATGGATTTCTTGCCATTTCATAAGGATGTAATGTTCCTAAATCTTCATAATCAAATGCTCCTACTCCTAGTAAATAAGTATTATATTTCATTCCTGTTGGAACTAATGCTGCATATTCACCTTCTTTAGCAGTCCATTTAGAGTCAAATTTAGCTCCATTTACTGTTGCAACGGCAACTTCTTTTTCTCCTGTTCCAGCTGTAGTAATTTTTAATGCTTCAGGGTGTGATGCTGTTACTTTTGCATATTTTTCTCCAGTAAATTTTTCAGCTGGCATAGCATCATCTATAAATACAACTCTACCATTCCAAGTAGCTAATCCTACTTCTCTTTGCATTCCATTTGCATCTGTTTGAGTAAAGTATTTTATGATTTGTAAATTTTCTAGGTTTGTAGCAACTGTTGAGTGCATAATTGCCATTTTGATAATGTTTTTATTATCTCCACAAGCTTTTTGTGATGCACTATTTAAAGTTGTCGCTCCTACTTCTCCATCTGCTCCAGCTTTTTGAGTTATATCATATGTATGTGCTTCAACAAACTTAGCTTCTTCTCCACCAGTCATTGAGAATACACCTTTTAATATTTTTATTAAAGCATTTTGATAAACTTCAGCCCAATAATCAACTAATTGAGCAGCAACATTATCCATGAAATTAACTCCACCTGTTATATCAAATGAAAAGTCTTTTTCAGTCCATGCTGCCATTCTACCAATTGTAATTACTCCTCTATTATATGTTTTAGTAGAACCTGCAGTTAAATCTGTTGAACCATTATAGTTTAAAGGCGTTCCTCCTATTTTTCCAAGCATAGGTAATACTGCATAATGAGTTCCTGTTTGGTTTGCAAAGGCATCATGTATTTCCTTGTTGCCTCTAATTGCCCCACATTTTAATAATTCATTCTTTTTAGTGTTAGGTATTCTACTAGAATACTTTCCAAATGCCTCTGCATTAAATGTTTTTGAATCGAAATATTTTGCCATTTTTCATCTTCTCCTTTTTTTATAAATTGTTAATATCTAAGTTAGGATTAGCTTCTAACATAGCTACCATTTCTGAATAAGTTTTTGGTCCATCTCCACCAGGAGTTTTATTATTTCCATCACCAGGTTTAAATCCATTTGGATTAGCTGGTTGCTTTTCAATCTCAAATAAATATGAATCTGATTTTTTCAAATTAGATAATTGTTCTTCTAATCCCACAACCTTACCATCTTTTAAATCTGCTTTTTCTAAGTCTAATAAAGCTTTTATTGCTTTTGAGTTCTTCCCTTTTGCTCCAGTAATTGCAACATCAACTGCATTGTTTAATTGTAAATCAAATAAGTCTTTTGCATATTTTTCAGCAGCACTCTTATTATCATTTTGAAGTTTCTCAATTTGAGCTTTTAATTCTTTATTATCTCCCACAGATTTTTCTAACTCTTTCAATTGCTTGTCTCTTTCTGCAAGCTGTGATTTTAAAGAATTTTTTTCTTCCACAATTTCATTAAATCTTCCTTGTGGAACCATATTTACATATTTTTCTGTTACCATTGTTGCTTGTTCTTCAGTTAGTCCTAACTTAATTAATTCATCTTTATTCATTTATTTGCTCCTTTCATTTTTAATGTTGTATGTCAACAATTTAGCTCTTATTCTTTATCGTGTACAATACTAAAAACACGAATTATCTTTATAATTATTAAAATTATTTGAAGATAATCACTCTCCTTTAAATAAAAAAGAGGAGCTTTTATACTCCTCTTAGTGTTTAATTAGTTAATCCCATTTTGTTTAATTTCATTAATTTTTCTTCTATTTCTGCTTTCTCTTTTAACAAGTTTGCTTTTATTCTTGTTGCTTCAGCTATCAAATGTTCAAACTCGTCATTTGCTTTACCTTTATATTCAACCAAATTATTAGTTTTAAAATAATTATCTATGAAATCTTTATATTTTTCATATACTCCATATTTCTTACATAAAGATATTACTATTTCTTTGTATAAAACAGAAATTGCAGAAATATTTGTATAATTTTTATCCGAATTTTCCTTCTTGTATTCTTGTAAATTCATATGCCTTAAATTTATTTTTTCATTTCTACTATACCAATGAATAGTTGCATCTGTTATATTAGTTAGTTTAGCTAAATCTTGAACCTCTATAACAGGAACACCTCTCCAAGTAGTAGGTTTAATTTCTTGAACTTGAAATGGCAGTTTCTTTTGTTCCTTATTTTCTAGTCCTTGATTTTCTAACTTTTCTAAAACATGTATAACTGCTCTTCTGACGAACTTACTTTCTCTTACTAAAACTTGCCTTGCCTGAGATAACGTTAGGATAAACATAGGGACTGTACGTCCTGATTTATCTTTATATGAGCTGGGCAAAATTTTCTGCTCAGTGATTTCCTCAGAAAACTCATCTCTAATTATAGCCAATAAAGTTTTATGAAGAAGTTCTTTTTTTATTCCTTCTTCTTTTCTGAACTTATTTATTTCAGCCAATAATTCCAAACTTGTTATTTCATTTTTTGTAATCAATTTATTTTCCATTTTTATTCACCTTACCTCTTTTCTTTTGATATTTCATACCTTGCCCAAATCCAAATTTGAATGCTTTACTTATCATCTCAAAAGTACAATTTGAATTCTCATAAATTTCTCCAGCTTGTTGAATATTCATATCATAAAAAGTTGTAATGTGCTTGTCATATTCTTTGATTACTTTCTCCATATTTGCATACATAAAAAAATACCTCCATTCAAAATTATAATTGATAGAAGTACTCCCTTATGATATAATAGATTTCATAAGAGGGAAACTTCTTTTGGTTAATAGGAATTGTTATCTTTGGACGGAGAGCAATTCCTATTTTTCATTGAGTTCTCTGTTTATGGCGTTTCTTAAAAAATCACTTCTAGTAAGTTTTTTTTCTTCACAGTAGATTCTAACTTTTTCTTCTAAATCTTCATCTATCCTAGTCTTTATTTCTACAGTTTTTGGTTTTCCAATAACAGGTCTACCCATTTTCTTTTTTGTAGCTTCCATTTTTGTACCTCCTAACTTTCTAGCCACAAATGTATTATATACTTATGTGTCTAAAAAGTCAAGAGAAATTTTTAAAATTTACTTTTTTCTCTTTTAAAGTTATAATTCAATATAGGAGAGGGGGCTTAAATATTGAATTAGGAAAGGAGGTTTACTATCATGGGAAAAAACCAACATGTAGTTCCAAAAGATGGTAAATGGCAAGTAATAGGAGAAGGAAATGAAAAAGCTACTGCAACTTTTGATACTCAAGCAGAAGCTATAGAAAAAGCTCGTGAAATTGCCATAAACCAAGAATCAGAAGTTGTTATTCACGGAAAAGATGGAAAAATTCGTGAAAAAAATAGTTATGGAAATGATCCATATCCACCTAAAGGTTAAAAATAACTAAGGTTGTAATTTAACCACAATATTTGAGCTAGCAGTTTTTACTTCTTCATCTGTAATTATTGCTAGTTCTTTTTTTTGTTTCTTCATCATATATTACAATTTTTTTATAATTTTTAGATAGTATATTATTTTTCATATGTCCTCCTAAAAAGAAAAAGAGAGTTAAAAAACTCTCTTGATTAATCTTTGATATTATACTCTTTTTTAATTTTTTGTATTTCCTTTGCTAATTCTTCTTTATATTCTTTTTCACTAGAAAAAACACCTTGTTTAAAAAGAATTGACATATGTAGCTTTACTGCTCTCAATCTTTCTTCATAAGTTGATTTAGAATGTCCTACAACTATTCCTGGATCAGTATCATTCCATCTTGAATCTGTAAATAACCCATTCTTTTTTTGTTTATCTTCAAATTCTTTTTTTAATTCTTCAAAACTTTTACTACTCATAATTATAGTTCCTCCATTAAAATATAATGAATTTTACTTGTATCATACCTAGCTACAACTTTAAATTTTTTGCATCTTTCAAATAAAACCTCTTGTTCTCCTTTATTTAAAGTAGTTATATTTCTAGCAGTTTTAGATATTATAGTTAGCTGAACCTCTCCACTAGGATTATATATTTCACCTATTGTTGCTGAGGTGTAAGCAGGATATTCAATCTCATTACCAATATTATAAAGCTTTAAAAATTCTTCTAAAGCTTCTTTACCTTGTAATTGAAAACTTAAACTTCTAGTAACTTGTCCTTCATATACAGGTATTTTTTCAAGTGCTTCATCTAATACTTTAACCCATTCTTTTTGGTCTTGAGTTAAATTTATTCCATTTCTAAGTGCTTCATTTATCTTATAAGAATCTGATCCAACATATCTCATTATAGCAGATTTTTGATTTAAAGTTAAACCTAACTCATCTTTTTTAATATATTGGTCTTTCCATTCTTTATAATTCATGTACTTAACTTCTTTATACTCTCCATTTTCATCTCTTGATGCTCTTATAGGTTCATCATCAAAGTATGGAGCTATAACTGTTCTACAATGAGAATGAAAAGGAGGCACTGTTACCCCTATTTCCTGGTCTGATACATTAAAAACTTTTCCATCCATTTCTTGACAAATTTCAGAAGTATGAAGGTCTAATGTTGCAACTATCTCATATTTCTCAACATCTATACTTTTGAAAGCTTCTATCTGTGCTTTTGAAGCATAAGCAGCTGATTCTGTTTCTAGTAGTCTTCTAGCAACATACTCTTTATTTTTTATCTTATCAGAAACAAATTTAGATATATCTTCAACAGCTTCATCTAATGTACTACCAGTTATAAAAGATTGAGTAATTTTAGTTCTCAATGTATTTATTAATTGTTCCTTATCTTGCCAAATCCTATCTGAAAAAGTTTTCCCATCTTTTAACCAAGGCTTTCCTATGACTTGATTAATCTTATTTCTATCTAAAGTAGCAAAACTTGTTTTAAGATTAAGACCTTTTGAAATTTCATACAATGAGTGATAATAAGTATCTTCATAATTCTTTATTAAATAATCTTCTAGCATCTCATTTTCTTTGTTTCTTAAAGTTTCAATACTATTTTTAACTTGAAGTTGTAAAGCCTCCAATCTTTGAATATGTACTCTTGCAGAAGCATTTTCAAGTTCTTTTTTCCAAGCTCCACTTTTAGCTTTTTGAGTATATTCTGCTAAGGTCCATTTGAATTCTTTTAATTCATCCTTAGTTAGTAATTTCTTAGCATCTGCCAAGGATATCTGATTATTATCAGCTATTCTGATATACCATTTTTCAATATCACTTTTTATTTTATTCTCTGCTATTTTATATTGTTTCTCTATTTCTTTAGCATAAGCTTTATTTGATATATTTCTTTGTTTTTCTTCTTCTTCAAATCTCTTAGTCCAGTAGTTATTACTCATCTAAATCAGAAACTTTTTTAGTTCCAAAATCTCCTGGATAAGGATCTAATTCTTTATTTTCTTTTTCAAGTTGTTTTATTTCTTCATCAACATCATTAACCCAAGGATGTTGAGTTATTATAGTTTTTTGAGATATGATACCAACACTAGACTTACAATTATTAATTGTTTCAGATTCATTTACTAAAACATCTCTATTAAAAACTATTTCAAGAGTTTCATTAATATTTAAAGCTTTATTTATAAACCACATTAACTCTTCAAAAGAAGCCTGAAATTCTACTTCCATTTGATTAGCATCTAAATCTATATCAGAATACATTGATTGAATATTCATCTCATTAGGATTATTTCCAAGTCTTTCATCCTTAGCATCAAAACCTCTTGCATTTTCTATTATTGCTTTTTTGAGTAATTTAATTATTAAAGCATAATTTTCAGAGTTAACTTCTATCTGTAAAGCTTCAAGTCCACCTTTTCCACCATCAGTATTAGTAACTTTTACTGCTCTATATGTTGCTAAGTTTCTTCTAAACTCTCCTAAATTCTCTCCATCATAGTTAGTTAAGATTAAAATTGTACTTCCTGCATCTTCCATCATATTATCTTGAAATTTAGAAATTATCTCATTCAAGGCATCTTGTAAGCATTTTACTCTGCATATCAAAGGTTGCTCTAAATTGTTACTTCTAAAAGGAATTAATGGGACTTTTCCCCAGTTATATGTTTCTTCTCCTATAGCTATGTAATCTGAATGTCCTAAAGGTTTCAAACTATCATTCCAAATAAAAAAGTCTACTCCATTTCCTAAGTAAACTTCTACTTTTTTAACTGGAACTAAACTATTATGTTGAAACTCTAAGACTTCATATAATCTTATAACTAATTCTAATTCATCTTTATTGTTATCTGTCCATATTGGTAATATTTCTGAAGGTTCAAATTTTCTAAATTGTAATTCACCTTTTTGGTTAAAATATGGGTATATCCAACCTATTCCACCATTTAAGCTATCTTCTCCTAAATTTCTTAAAGTCTTTAGAAACTTATTACCAAATAATTTTAAAACATTTTCATTTTTACAAATAAAAGTTGGTTTCTTAGCTAAAAAATAATTAATTTTCTGGTCAACCATTTTTGAATATTGGTTATCAACAAGTTTAGAATTGACTAAATTATTTATTTCTTCTAATCTACCACCTTCAACTATTGCTTTCCTTTTTTTACTTAATATATCATGGCTACCTCTATAATATCTTTCTCCATTTACCTGGTCTACTCTAGTTTTTGAAGAAAGCCATTGACTTATTAAATATTCAAGTTTTCTAATCTCCATATTTTCCACCTTTGGTTTTTTAAATAGTTTTTTTATCCATTCCCACATTATTAACTCCTATTCAAAAGATAATCCTGATATTTTATTACATTTCTCAGCTATCCCTGTAAGGACATCAGGAGCATCATCATGTTTATTTTTTCCTTCCTTCTGATAAGTAGTTATAGCTCTATAAAATTCAGGCCACCTATCAGCCCAGTTAACTGGGAAATAAATATGTTCCATAACCCAAGTTGCATTAGATAATATTCTAGCTCTTTTATTTTGAGTTTGATGAAACCATCTAACTTTACAACGATTACTATTATATTTTTCTAATAAATATTTATCTACTGCTCTTGCAAAACCTCTACCACCATTATTTGATTCTATATCAGCTTCTTTTATATTATTATCCATTAATATTTTGGCAGTTGCTGGCTCTGTTATCTCCATTGGCTCTTTTGTATATAGAACATCTAAAATATATGCTTCTTTGTTATATACTCCATAGCAAATAGAACATAAATAATCTTCTCCAGTATCTGCTGTATCTGTATAGTTTTTATATGCTGTAAATAATAAATTATTGTTTGAATCTGTAGGCAACTGATTATATGTCTTTATACTACTGTATAATCTACCCTTGATGTCAATAGGCTCTTGTTGATAGTTGGCAGAAGCAATTTCAGGTCCCATTGCTCTTGCTTTTGATAAATAAGATTTATAACTTAGTATTTCATCACAAAGCATAGTACCTTTATCATCTTGAACAGCTTTCATTTTGATATGTTTCACTTTTTTACCTTCTGCTTTATAATGTTCTATTGCTCTACCAGCTAAGTCACCACTAACCCAACGAGTCATTATAATTATTATCTTTCCACCTTCTTCAAGTCTTGAAAGCATTGTTTGTGAATACCATTCCCAATGCTTATCTAAAACATTAGCATTGTAAGCTTCTTCTGCATTTTTTATTAAGTCATCTATTATCATAAGACTACAACCAAATCCTGTTGCTGATCCACCAGGTGCAGTTGCTAGATAGTTATTATATCCACCTTCTAAACTCCAAAGGTTCATAGCCCCATCACCTTGTTTTATACTTACACCAGGAAAAATATCTGAAAAAACTATTTTATCTTTATCGGCTTTTACTTCTTGTATAGTATTTCTGACATTCTTTGAAAAAGTGGTTGATAAAGTTTCATTATAACTTCCTGTCATAATTTTTGCGTTTATATCTCTACCAAGTAACCATTCTACTAAATTTCCTACTGTCCTTGACTTTCCATGTCTAGGTGGAAGATTCAAAATAAGAACTTCATCATCACTTGTAAGGAAGTTTTGTAAGTCATTACATAAGTCAACTAAAAATTGTCTCTCATATTTATAGAAGTCAGGAGATTTTAAATAACAATAAAAAAAGAACTCACGTCTTGCAAGTTCTAATTTTGCTCTTCTTATTGCCTCTTTATTTATCTCCACTAAAAATCACCTTTTTTAGTTCTTCTGTGGATAATCCTTTAAAAGGATCCTCTGACTTTAATTCTCCTTTAACTTCTAGTTTTTGAGTATACTCTCCATCCATTTTATTTAGGATGTCAACTGCTTTTAATCTATCAGTATCTTTTGTTTCTTCTTTTAATATCATCTTAGTTAAGAATTCTCTTCTCTCTATTGCTGTCATAATTCTACTTGTCTTTGTTTTCTCTTGCAGTTCATCAATATATTTTTGAATATTAGTATTTTTTAGTAATTTATCAGCATTTACTCCTGCATACTTTTCTTTGTATCCAGCCTTTATTGCAGCTTCAGTAGCATTGCCACTAGCTACATAATATTCACAAAAAGCTTTTTGTCTTGCATTTAATTTCAATGCTACTTCACCTCCATTTTATAAATAAAAAATACTTCTGTAAAAGCCTTAGCTTGTCCATTTAAGAACCACAGAAGTATTGATGTAATTTTATTAAAGGGGGCATATTGGATTTGCACCAATGAATATCAATCGCTGTTATTCTAGTCTTTAAAACTAATGTCCCATAAGATTAAGACTTTTTTAGAGTAGAGTCTTGAACTACTTTAAGGGAAAAATGCCTTTTAAAAGCTCCCTAGCTATTTCATATGATAACATTATATATTATATAAAAAACACTTACAAGGGTATTTTAGGTGCAAAATAGGTGCATTTTATGAAATTAATTTATTTAATTTTTCCAAAATATCATTTTGAAATAGGTTTGTTGCTATTTCTTCAACAAGCAAACTTTTATTTCTTTTTACAGTACTCTCATCTATGCCTAATTTATTAGCTACTCCCTCAATTCTAAAATGCTGGAAGTAAATCAAGGAAATAATTTCTTCATACTTTTTTCCTTGAATAAAAGAAAGTCCATAATCAATAAATTCAATAAGTCCATTTATGTTTTCTATTTCCTTAATCCTCTCACTTTTTATAATCTCTATTTTTTCTAAGTCACTCAGATTATCCTTGTTAGTGGCTTTTATCTCATTTATAGAGTATATTTTTTTTAATTCAATACTATTCAAACTATTTTTTAAATATTCTTTTCTATTTTTTAAATTATTATAGTTCACAAGTAATCTTTCAGTTCTTTGATATGGAGTCAAGTTTTCTTCTTGATTTATTTTTATAATTTTTCCATCTTTAATTTTTATTTCATATTCTCCATTCCCCAATTTTTCAATTATTTTTTGAAGTTCTTTTATATCTTTTGTTGCCAATTTTATCCCTCCACTTTTAAATTTAATATATCTTTGTATGCTTGAAGATATGAAGTACCAAAATATTCGCCTGTTTTTCTATCTACAACAACCAACCAATTATAGCCATTCCATTTGATATTGTTAAAATCCTCAGTTGTAAATTCAAAATCTTCAATATCCTCTCCAAATTTTATTGGTTCTTGCTTTTCTGGATATTTAATATCTTCCAACCAAAAACCATTATCATCAATTAAATTTTCAAAATCATCATTAAATCCAAAACTGTTTGGCAGTATTGGGAATATAGTTTTCACAATATATCCTTGTTTTTTTAAATCTTTTACTATTTGTTCTAATGTCATTTTAGTTCCACTCCTTTCCTATCCTTTGCATATTTTTCTGCCATTTTTCCCAGTAGGTTTTTAAGATGTCATTTTTTGTATAGCCATAATTGTACGAAATAACTAATAGATTTTCAGCTATTCGTAAAACATTTCCATATAAAGCATCACTGATTAAATTCTCTATATCAGCATCAGGATCTGATTTTAAATTTATCCCTTCTTCAAATCTTTTCATGATTTTATTTTTAGTTTCAACAAAACTATCAGAATTTTCTAATTTGAAATTAACCATTTGAGCTAAGAAAAACCAAATGTCAGTAAGTTCTTCAAGTTCTTTTTCTTTGCTATGCTTTTTCGTTTTCCAAGTTTTGTGAGAATATTTTGTTTCTTCATTAAGCTCAATCAATTCAGCTATTAAAGATAGTTTTATATCTTCAAATGTTCTTTCTCTAATATTGTTCATACTTCTATCAAGTATTGCTTGTAGTCTTAGTATATCCTCAAAGTTCTTAGGTTCTCTTAATCTCATTTCTTATTCTCCTCCTTAATCCTCTTAATTCTAACTTTTAAACTTTCAACAAGTGCATCTTGTACATCTCCTTTATTCTGTAAAGCTTCCATTACATCTTCATCTCTTGTCTCTTTACAGACCAAGTGATGTATAATTACTTTTTCTGTTTGTCCTTGTCTATGCAATCTCTTATTAGCTTGTTGATATAATTCCAAGCTCCAGTTAAGTCCAAACCATATTACATGGTTTCCACCTGCCTGTAAGTTAAGCCCATAGGCTGCACTAGCTGGGTGGGCTAGTAAAATATCAATTTCTCCTTTATTCCAGTCAAGTTGGTCTTGTGGAGTTTTCAAAAGTCTTATTCTTAATTTAGAATCCTTTAAAGCTTCAATTATTCTGTCTTTATCATGTTGAAAGCTATAAAACACAAGGGCAGGTTTCCCATTTAATTGCTCTATCAGCTCTAAAAATCTTTCAATCTTACAATCATGGACTTCAAAGACTTTTCTGTTTTCGTCATAGATAGCTCCGTTTGCTAATTGTAATAACTTGTTAGAAAGTGCTGCTGCATTTGCAACTGTGATTTCAGTGTCTTCAAGTTCAAGTATGGCTTTTTTCTCAAGTTCATCATAAGACTTTTTGGCTTTACTGTCCAAAACTACTGGTACTTGCTCATAAATTATGTCAGGTAACTCTAAGTAATCTTCTGCTTTCATAGAAATACATATATCAGATATCTTCTCATGTATAGCCTCATTTGAACCCTCTTTGGCATCATAGTTAAAAATTACTGTTCTGTTCCTTTGCCCTGGTTCAAAATATCTTTCTCTAAATTTTCCTATAGTCTTTTCCAATCTTTCACCTTGATCCAAAAGATACAGTTGAGCCCATAAGTCTATGAGTCCATTTGGTGCAGGGGTACCTGTAAGTCCAACTATTCTGTTTATTTTATTTCTAATGACTTTTAAGCTTTTAAATCTTTTTGATTGATGATTTTTAAAACTAGACCATTCATCAAGTACCACCATATCGAATGGCCACGCATTTTTATAATAATCAACTAACCAAGTTACATTCTCACGATTTATGACATAAATATCTGCTGTTTTTGCAAGTGCCTTTATACGCTTCTGTAAGCCTCCTAAAACAAGAGATGTTTTTAGTAGGGATAAATGGTCCCACTTTGCTATCTCATCTGTCCAGGTAGCCTCTGCGACTTTTTTAGGGGCTATTATTAAAACCTTTCCTACTTCAAATCTATTAAATTTTAAATCCACTATGGCTGATAAGGTTATGATGGTTTTTCCTAACCTAAGCCCATATCTAACATAAGTCCTAATTTGTCATCGCTAATCATTCTATCAATGCAGTATTTTTGGTATTCATGTGGTATAAACTTCATTTAGGCATCACCTCCTTGTTTTCCATATCTTTTATCTGTTCTTAAATGCTCTTTTAAATGTTCTGCCTGACTTTTAAAAATTTTTAAATTTTCAGGATTATTATTAAATTTATCTCCATCTATGTGGTGTACTACTTCTGTTGATAAAAGTTTTCTTCCTATCTTTATTTCCGCTACTATTCTATGCTTATGTTTGCCCAGATATTTCTCATAGGTACTCTTTTTTCGGCTTTTTACTCTCTTCAATCTTGCATTTCTTATAGCTATTCTTCTTGATAAATCCATAGAAGTACTATTCGTTTTCAAATTCCATTCTGATAAATGTGGATGTTTCGTATATCCATCTGGATTACTTTTTTTAGAAATATGTTTTGTTCTACATTCACCACAACAATAAAAATTTTTATTTTCTTTTATTCTACAGGGCCATTTAAAAAGTTCTTTTCCACACCAAGAACATTTTACTTTAACTTTTGGCATTTGGTATCACCTCCTCAATAAACTTATCTACTTCTTGAAATGAAGCTATAACTCTTGCATCACAATTTAAGTTCTTAAGTTTATCTATAAAATTTCTTTGTAGCGGTGATAAATTCTCCCTTTTACCTTCTGCTTTGAGTTCTACAAAATAGATGTCTCCTCCAGGAACTATAACTATCCTATCAGGTACTCCTGCATTTCCTAGAGAGGTCCACTTCATACACAAGCCATTTTTATTTTTTACATTTTTGACTAAATATGCTTCAATCTCTCTTTCACTTTTTTTCATAAAAATTTTCTCCAATCTTAAGGACAACAAACTAAACATTATTTCCTATATATATATATATGAAATATAGAATTTATAAATTTTATATAGTATATTTACCCTTTAAATTCTATATTTCTTTATACTTATATATAAAAGAATGTTACTTTGTTTAATATTAATAATAAAACTAATAATACCAATACTTTTTTGGTCAACATTCTCATCAACATTCTAGGTAACAACAAAAAAGAATGTTGACTTCTAATTTTTGAGAATGTTGACTTTTTCAAGAATGTTGACCCTAGAATGTTACCTTTTTTTAGTAAGGATTCTTTCTCTTATAACCTCTTTGAACTCCATATTTTCCAAATTTAGATGAGGTTTTCATTTTTTCCCATTCATTTAGAGATGCTAAGACTTTATTAATCTCAATACTGTCACTTTTTTTCATGAATCTAATACTGTTTTTCAGTGCTTCTTCCCATATTTCAGCTGCACAAATCTTATCTCTTTGGATTAAATCATTTTCATCATACTGCTTACTCATAGTTTCATATTCATCTAAAAAAGTTCTTTTTGCAAAAGCATCTAAAGAATTCCAATTCTTTGGAATTTTCTTATCTAAGTAGTCTAGTATAATACCTTTAAATACATTATCTTCAGAGTGAGCTTCTTGCTCTTCCTTAGCGATTTTCTCAGCTTCTTTTGATAAAACTAAACTATAAAATTCATTCTTTGCAAGCTCACAAGCCTCCGCCCATATCTGTTCTAATTCACCTTTCAAATCATTAAAGATAGATTTTATGGGCTTATGTATAAAACAATCTATTGGCCAGAATCTTCTATTTCCTGTCTCATCTCTTAAGAAGTTAGTATCATTTGCTGTTCCAAAGAATGCACATCTTCTTGGATATTTTTGGGCTCTACGTCCATACGATGCTCTAAAGATATCATCTGTTCTACTTAAAAAGTTTTTTACCAGGTTCAACTCTGACTTTCTCAAAGAACTAAGTTCTCCCATTTCCAGTATCCAACTACCTTGAATTAATTCACAAGCATCTTTACCTTCTACATTTACCAAACTATCATTGTACCAATCCATACCTAATATCTTTAAAAAGGTACTCTTACCCACTCCTTGTGGTCCAATTAAAATAGGCATATTATCCCATTTAATTCCTCCATAAATAGCCCTTCTTACTGCTGCAACTAGAGATTTCTCGGAAACTTCTCTAGTATAAATATTATCTTCACAACCCAAGTAATCTATAAATAAAGTTTCTAATCGCTTTTCTCCATCCCACTGTGTAGATTGAAGTCTTGTTGCTACTTTATTTTCTGCATTTTCTTCTGCAATTAGATTAACTCCATCAATGATTTTATTTGTGGAAGTGATTCCATAATTGCTTTCTAAATACCATCTAAGACCTGCATCATCAGTATCTGTCCATAGTCTATCATCAGCTTCAAATTTTCTATCCCAAGGTACTCCATCTCTTACTAATATTCTTGATGAAAAGATATCTTTGAAAATTTTAAACTTTAATTCTTTATCATTCCTTAGAATTAAAATTATGTTGGACAGAGTACTAAGAGTTTTCATACCGTCAGCACTAAATTTAAGTTCCTCAGTCCAGTTGTCATCATCTTCGACTATTTCACCCTCCAGAACTTCTTCATTCTTATCATTGATGATTGAAAATTCTGCAATAGCTTTTTGTTGTCTTTCTTTTAATAAATCTTTTCTAACATCTGTCTTTGCCATTACCCATTCTTTCACAGCTATCCAAGATGGTAGTTTGGCCACAGGGGTATTAACTTCTGCTTGTATATCTAAATGTCCGAATTTATGTAATCTCACTAAGTCAAAAGCATTTACTAATTTTTGACTACAAGGGTCAGTTGCATGGTGAGAATATAAGAAAAGTCCATCTTGATATACAATAGCTCCAGCAGTAGTACTCCCCCCTATAAAGGTCAATCTATCAGCTACATCACAAGGCTCATATGTTCCTGGTAAAAATTCATCTATAGCTTGGTATATATTAAACCTTCTACAAAATGCTCCTACCATTCCTTCTTTTTCTAAAGGGTTTTCTTGCTTCTTCAACATATTCTGATGAAGTTTTTGTGCATCAGGAACTTCTGGCCAGGTTGATATATCTTTCCAGTTGTCATACATATTAAGAATTGCAGCACCGTCTAGCATAGGTTTATCCGCATAAGTAAAGACATAATCACTATCAATAGAGTGACTTGGCCAATACATTAACCTGACAGCTTGAAAGGTAGTAGGGTCACAATATCGTAACCCTATAAATGACGCTACCTTTCTTGCTATTGGTTCATACTCATCTGCAGAAACATCTTCAGCTAAGGGAAAAATAACTCTTATTCTAGGTTTAGTAGTTTGGTGCTTACGAGTGCTATACACCACATAAGCACACTCTAAGCTATTAAGAGTTTTTATAATCTTAGTGTCATCTTCATAAGCTAAGTTGTCTAAGTCAAGAGTTATTAAACTTCTACTTTCAACAGTTCCATTTCTTCTTAGATTCCCTTTTAACTTTCCACCAACAAAGCCTCCAACATCCTTAATATCATCTTGCTTAGACTTAGAATAAGATAAGAACTCATCTAATGTTTCAGCTGTTACTTTTGGTTTTCCTAATCTATCCACAAACTCAGACCAGGTAATTTCAGTTGTTACCCACTGCTTGGATAATCTGTTATTTGCTTCTGATATTACTAATTTTCTTGAGTTCTCCATCTGTTATCTCCTTTTATTCTTTAAGCAATTTATCTATCAAATTTGAGGCTTCTTCATATTTAGCACTGAATAATTGATTAAAAATTTCATTTAAGATTAAAACCTTCTTAGCTTTCATATCTTGTGTTATTCCACCCATAATATTAAGCCAATTAGATTGACATCTTTTAGCTATTTCTTCTTTATCGTTTAAAGCTAGTTCATGAGGTATTATTTTTTTCATATCTATTAACCAGCTTAAATATTTTTTAGCTTTTTGATAGTCTTCTTTACCATTTTTCTTCTCTGCTCTAATAAGATATTTAGTTACATTTCCTTCTAAAAAGAACATAAAACCTATATCTCCTAATCTTCCTCTGATAATATCTATACTTTCAAAATTACAACCTGGTATTTTATAATGGCTTGGGCTATTTACATTATCCACTTTCTTTTCCAAAGCTCCTATTAACTTATCTACCTTTTTTTCTGTATTTTCTTCTCCAATAATATCTATTACTTTTTTTAGCATTGTAGGAGTTTCTATATCTACACTTCCGTTTTCTACAAGGGATAAAAATGACTGAGTTGCACCTATCTTTTGAGCAAAATCTTTTTGTGTTATTTTGTTCTTTTCTCTATATTCCTTAATTCTTTTTCCTATTTCCATAATTTCCTCCTAATCTTTCATATAATAACTACCAGTAAATCCAGCAGCATTCAATATTAATCCTTTGGCCCAACTTATTTCTTCAGTCATAGTTTGTATAACTTCTTCTAATTTAACTGTTGTTGGAACATCAAGTATTACCTCATCATGAACATGGAATACTATTGGCCACCCTTTTGCTTTTATTCTTAAAAGTGTTTCAGTTAAGCAATCTCTCGCTATGGCTTGCACAATATTTTCTGTTAATTTTCCTCCATAAGTTGGGATAACTTCCCACTTCTTAGTAGTTTGGTTAACCCCCATATAATGCATCTGCATTTGCCCAAACTGATTTTCTTTTAAAAATGGTTTTGGATAGAAAAGTTTTCTCCCGCTGGGTAAAGCTATTGTGAAAAAGTCTTGACCATAAATAAAGTCATACTCTCTTGCTAACTTCACACACTTAACCATTTGAGGTTCTCCCGTTTCTAAAACTTCAACTGCAGCATTTTCTAATGCATACCATAGCTCCACAATTCTCTTAGATGATTTTCTCCATCTATCAACAATGTCTTTCATTTCTTCATCAGTCAGTCCCATATCTGCTGCACCCATAGCAGTTAAAGCTCCAACACTACCTTGGTATCCTAGTGCTAGCTCTGCAACTTTTCCCTTAGCTCTTAGATGATAATTTTCTTCTCCTTTTGCTATTGTGTTAATAGGTACTCCAAACATTTGAGAGGCTGAGGCTTCATAAATTTTTCCATGGGTTTTGAATACTTCCATTCTCCACTCTTCACCAGCAAGCCATGCTATAACTCTTGCCTCTATTGCCGAGAAATCTGACACAACAAAGTGATTACCTTCAGATGGGATAAATGCAGTTCTAATAAGTTGTGATAAAGTGTCAGGGATATTTCCATAAATTAGCTCTAATAGTTCTCCATCACCTTTTTTTATAATATCCCTAGCAACATCTAAAGTTTCTATATAATTTCTAGGTAGATTCTGTACTTGAACTAATCTCCCTGCATATCTTCCAGTCCTGTTGGCCCCATAGAATTGCAAAAGTCCTCTCACTCTTTCATCTTTACACATTGCTTCATCCATAGCTTTATACTTTTTAACTGATGTCTTAGAAAGTTCTTGCCTTATTTCTAACACTCTTTTAGCTTTTCCATCTTCTAAAGTATCTATCATTTTTCCCACTGTAGCTTTTTGTAAATTCTCCATTTCTTCTCCTGCTTCTTCTAACCAATTAAGAAGTTGACTAGTAGAATTAGGGTTATCAAGTTTAGTTATATCTTTTGCTTCTTCTAGTAAATTAGCCCTTGATACAGCATCTATAAATAAAGCTCCATTAACTAGCTTACTATCTACTTTAACTCCGTAAGCATTCATAAAAGTATCTAATACCCACAATTTCCACTCTCTATCAGGAACAGGAAATGCACTTAATCTTCTACCTATCTCCATTTCTGTAACTACATCTTGCACACAATATTCTTTGAAAAGCTCCCATTTCTCAGGGGCATGTTTAGGTAGGTTTCTAGTTCTATTCCCGTTGCTTTTAGTTGGATTACAAGGTATACAGAAGTATCTAATCAATGCACTACCAGATGTAAGTTTTTTCTTATCTTGAGGTAACCCAATAGCATTACCTATGGCAACAAGACCTGCGGTATACCCACAATAAAGACCATGAACCATAGTACATTGCCATTGTTCTAAAGGAGTTTCTATTCCAGCCATGTTCAAACACCACCACTCAAAGACAGCATTGTAAGCATATTTAATACAAGTTTCATCTTTTAAAAGGTCTAATACTTCTTGAGGTATAGCTTCACCTTGTGTAAGGTCTACTATTTTTACGTCTTGGCCATCAACTGAATAGGCAAATAAAAGTATCTGAAAATCATCACTCATTGCATACTTATAAGAGCCTGACTTTCCTATATCAACAGAGCTAAATGTTTCTATATCTATATTTAAAGTTCTCATAATCGCTCCTTTTTTTGAAAGTGAAAGGCAGTTTTCACTGCCCCTCTATTAATTTTTAGCTATTAATTTTACAATATTGGTTCTCCAGTAACTGGATCTATTTCCACTTCTCCAAATTCATTTTCAGCCTTAATTCCCATAGCTGATAAAGGCTCTCCATCCATTAGTTTTTGCACATTACCTAATCCACAACCAATTCCTTTTTTTCCACTTACATTATAAGGGAAAAAGTTTACTGATACTCTTGCATAGATTCCTGAATAAATTTCAGATTGATTTAAAATTGGTTGAGCTCTTACATCAACTATTCCTGGTTGGTAATCAATTTTTGCACTTGCTGTAAACACCCAATGACCTTTACATTCGGGCCCAAATTCTTGACCATCTGATGGTCTTACTCCATCTCCATCATATATTGGGATAGTTGGTTTTGGAGGTTTAACTCCATTCCACACACTGCTAATTCCTTTTTCTATCGCAGCATTTATTGCAGCATCAAGTTTCATCTTAGTTTGTGCATCAGTTTTTGGAACTAGAATTGTACAACTGTACTTTTCTTCTTGCCCTTTTTCTGCTGCATAAGGTTTAAATAAATGCACATAACTTAATCTTACTTTCCCTGTCATTACTCTTGTTTCATTAGCCATTACTATCACTTCTCCTTTTATATACTATTAATATCATCTACTACACTAAATTCATCTTCTGCCTTTATCCTGTTTGTTATTGCTTCTCTTTTATCAGAAGCTTCAACAAGAGTTGGCTTACCTACATTCATAACTATTAAATTTCCAACTAAATTATTAAAATCTTTTTTACCTATTACTTTCTCTATCTGTGCTAAAGTTAAATACTTTCTTTCGTATAACAGTTCTTCAGCTATTCCATTATCAACCAGTACCTTTATAGCCTCATCAGTATTTTTAAAACTTCTACTACCTCTACCATTAACTGCCTTCCAACCAGGTACTTCATTACCTTTTAAACTTTCAGATAAAGCATATTCTTTCAAGTCCTCAGCCCATTTAGCTAAATCTTTTGCTTTTTCTAATATCTCTCCTATTTCTTCTAAGGTTAATTGGTCTACTGCTTTAAACTCATACTTAGCAAGTTCAAGGTTTACATTGGCTCTTTCTTTACAAATAGCTTTTGCTTTACAAAACTTGCAATGTTCTCCACAGTTAAAATCTCCTTCACCTTTTAAAGCCATAGTGGCTTTTTCTTGAGCTATCTTTGCAAACTCTAATAAATAATCCAAGCTACATTCCCAAGTGTCTATATTAGCCAAGCGAGGCTGCACAATAGACATTTTTATATGAGCTATTGGGAATATCATTTCATAAGCAAGATAAGCTCCAAGTGCATACAAAAGTAACTGTTTGTTATTTTCTACACTTACAGGAACACCTTTTCCATACTTAAAATCTATAACATGTAAGGTATCATTAGAGATTAAAATACAGTCAGCAGTACCAAAGCCATCAGGAACATATTCTGAAAAATCTACTCTCTGTTCTACTGCTATATGGGGAGTAGTTGAGTAAGAGTACATTTGTTCCTGGATAAACTCCACATACTCATCTGTGTATCCTTGCATTTCTTCTTGATATAACTCTTTTTCTCTTAGCTTCTTCATTGCAGCTGTAAATTTCCTAGAAGTTAATCCAGGATCTATTAATTTTCTTACCTTCAATTCTGCTATTTCATGTGCTAGACTACCTTCTTTTGCATATTCACTTTCTACATCTTCAAACTGTTCACAGAGTTTGACAGAAGGTGGACAAGCTATCCACCTTGCAGCACTAGAAGGTCCTAATAGTGCATGTGCCATTAAACATCAGCTCCTAAGTTTTTAAGCTCTTGAACAAAAGCTCCATATTTTTCTTTTGGTAAAAATGTTATAGCTTTAACTCCAAAACTAGATAATAGATTTACCAATGCTACTCTGTTATTATCTATGTCTTTATTTACCCAAGCTGCTGCTATTTTTTGTAAATCCTGAGCAGTATACTCAGCTGTTTTAGTTGGTAAAGGGGTTGCAATCTCTACTGGTGCTTCTTCCTTTTTGGTAGGAGCTGTTGGTAACTTTTGAGTAGCTACTTCTTCTACTTTTTTAACTGGCTCTTTCTTTTCTTCAACTTTGACAGTTGCTTTTTCCTCTATTTTTGCTTCTGCTCCTAAATTTTCTTTTATAGAGGTTGCCAAACCCTCAGCATTTACTCCAATAGAGCTCACTTCTATAAATTCTCTTATATCCTTTTTAACTTCTTCCACACTTCCTGTAAATTCTACTTTTACCATTTATTTATCCTCCTATTTGCAATTTTTTAAAATTTGTGGTACTTTATATTTAAAAGTTGTATGTTTGTCTGTTGTTGATGTGGTAGTCACAACAGACTTTTTATTTATTCTCAGCATACTGAACACCTCCTTTATATTGCATAATTCCAAAGTTCTTTTATTGGCATAGTCATGGACTCTCCAGTAACAATATTTGATAGAACTGCGATGTTTCCATCCTCTAAAACCAGTTCATAATATTTATCATCTATTAAAAACATTTGTGCCTCCTATAACTTATCTACAAGTCTTATAATAAGTTCCCCAACTCTAATCTTTTCATTGATTACCTTAATTTCTCTAAAATCATCCATATAAACTTCTAACATTTCTTTTATAATTTCTTGTTTATAGTTAGATTTGTTAACAGGCATTTCTTTTAAAACTTTATATTCTGTGCCTATTTTTTCTAAATAGCCTTTATTTTTTAATCTATTTAAATAAGTTCTAACAACACCTTCACTTATATTCAGATCTTCTGAAATTTGCTTGTTTGCTGCATGAGTGTTACTTCTTATATACTCCAAAACTTCTTCTATTTTAGACATTCCTATCAACTCCTTTAATCTCTCAATGCCACAGGCATAACTATATAAAATAGATTATCCTTTCTGAACTGACAAGCATTCCTATTATTTTTAGCTAAAGCAATATCAAATTTTTCATCTTTCACATACTTTAGCCATAAGTCCATATATTTAAAATTCAGAGTAGTTTTTAACTTAGCCCCTTTATTATCAAGCTCTAAAACATCTAACAATAGTGTTGAATTTCCATTAGGATATGCTTCTACTATCAGTTTTCCATCTTCAAAAGAGAAATATCTTTTTATGTCAGATGAATCTACTAGTTTTAACATTTTCCAGACTATATCATCAGTTATTTTTTCAACAGCTTTTCCACTTGAATAGCCTTCGTATTCGTAGTTATTAATGAATGTTTTTATATCAGGTACTTTTGCATTAGGAATAGGATCATATTCCGTTACCTCATCTTTTACTTGAATGGCTAATTTCCCATCTTTCAAAACTGCCATAGATTTAGCTTTTTTAAGTTCTTCTAATACTGATACAGAGTAAATTTTGGTATCTGTTCCTGGTAATTCTTCTCTTGTATCTCTTACTACTGCTAATCTGTATGTATCAGTGAATCCAGCATAACTTCCTGATACAATTAAGCCATTAATACTTTCATTTTTAGCAATAGTAGAAAAGTGCATTAAACTTTTTATTTCTTTTTCTTGTAGTACTAAAACTTGTTTTCCCATATTTTGTGCATTATATTCTTTTATATCCATTATTGTTCTTCCTCCATTTTGTTTCTATCTTCTTCTATTTCTTCTAAAATCATAGACCAGATTCCTGTTACACCATATTTTCCAAACCCTCTTAAACATACAAACTTAGTACCTTTATGAATTTCAATGTTTTTAAACTCATAATCTATTCTAATTTTGTACTCTCCCATAACCTCATTTAGCTTTAAAGTATAGATATGTTTAAGTATTTCTGCATTACCATCTACATCTTTGCTATCTTTAAAGCAAACAGTAACCTCTTTGTTATCTATCCAAATTCTGTCTGCCTCTTCTTGCATAACTTCCAGTATTTTATCTATAAATTTTGCTTTTAACATAAAATTTCCTCCTTGATATTTTTTAATATTTGTAGTAAAATCAAGGGTAAGTAGAGTAATACCTACCCTATTTGTTTTGAACATCTGTTTTAGTTTGATCGCTGTCAACAGATGTTTTTCTTTTTTCTAAACCATATCTTTCTCTCAAATAATTTTCATTCACCTTCCCTTGTATAGTTAAAAAACCTTTTTCTTTAAGTTCAGAATTAAGTGTTCTGATAGCTTTATAAGCCATAGCTTGGCTACAACCTAATAATTCAATTACTCTAGTTACATCTGCAAACTCAGTCATATGCATCACATCCATTCCATTAAAATATCCAATGGTTTATTTATACAGTACCAAATTAACTTAAATAGCAATTTAACCTTAAATTTAACAACATCTTTTATATTTGCTTTTGCAAAATTTTTATTTTTCTTGATTTTCATTGTTGCCCTCCATTTTTTGATATGCTTCCATTACTACCACTACATCTTTTAATTTTGCAGTAGCAGGAAATGGTATTATTTTTATCAATCTTAAAAATTCATTTCTATGTACTCCCATTTTTACATCCTCCTTTAATGCTTCATTCCTTTATAAAGCTTATCTAATTTTTCTAATGCTACTTCTCTCATTTCATGCTTACTAACTGCTAAAACATCTTTAATATTTGAGTACCAAATTTCAGCTATTTTCTTATCAGAATAGTGGCTGTAGTCAATCCCTAATAAGTCCATTTGTGGTTTACCTCCCAGTACAACCAATCCAAATATTATCTTTGCCTCATGATTTTTAAAATATAAATCTTCCATTAATTTCTCCCCTTTTCTTTTATGCTATAATCATCTCAAAGGAGGTGATTATAATGTCTGCTAAAGTTTATGCTTGTTTACTCGGTAATTGGGTTGATATTACTAATACTGATACTCTTATTAACGGATTACCCATTAATAAATGGTTAGAAAAAGAATCTCCAATAAGAGCTGATGGAATGGATGAAAATGATTTAAAAGTTTTTAAAGAAACTATTTTAAATATTCCATTAATACAAATTTATTTTGAACATAAGACTTATGCTATCAACCCAATATTTTTACAAATTGTCTTTTAATTCATTATTTTATTAAGTTATTTGATGCCCCTCTTCCTCTGTTGTTATGAGGGGTATCTATCCAAGTATCAATATCTATTAAATGTTTCAAAAATACTAATACCATATCCCTTTCTCTGTAAGTTAATGGTTTTAATTGTTCCATTAATTCCTTTGCTTTATTTAATATCTTTTCTTCTCTTTCCATATTCCTCCTTTACCAAGGTTCAAATAAGCTACATAATTGATTCCCATCACAATCAGAATAGATGCAGTCAGCACATGTATACCCTCTTCTAGGGTATCCATTAACATACTCATTATCTGTTCTGTTATCATTTGCCATTTCATCTTCTAGTTCTTCATCTTGTAAATCTTCATTTTCTAATTCTTCTTCATAATTTTTGTTCATATATGTGTCCTCCTTTTATTCACTTAAAAATATTTCATCTAAAATTTCTTTAGGATATGTGTTTATTAGTCCATATCTACTATCTACAACCTTACCAATTAATATATTTCTTTCCTTACATAACTTTGTTGCTTTTCTTCCTACAACACTGCTGTTGTATTCATCAGGTCTTATACCTTTCATATTTGCATAAGCTATAACTGTTAATTGATTACTTGTTATTGTTCTTCTGCAGTTATGTTCAAGTCTTCTTACTCCCTGTTCTACTGCTCCTACTCTGCTATCCATTTCAACAAGCATTTGAGCCTGTGCTAATAGTTGTTGTACTGGAGATAAAACTTTAGCAGGTTGACTAACTTTTTCTATCAACTTGAATCTAACTACTGCGTCATATCTTGCTGCTAGTTGTAAAACTCCTTCTCTTGTTAAGATATACATTGGTAAAGTTCTTCCAGTTCTGTCTTGATATTCACTCGGCACAAAAATGTGCTCAGTAAAAATTCTTTGAGATTCAAGCTTTTCTATCTCATCTCTTATATCTCTCAGAACACTTTTATGCTCCTTACCTGTTATTTCTGCAACTTCTAATGAAGTCATTTGCGTTACTGTTGTTAATTGCATTCAATCACTCTCCTTTATTTTTTATTTCTTCTTCTAACACTTTTACTATTGTTTCTTCAAATCTTTCCACGAAAAATCTTTAAAACAACTTGTAGCTAGAGATAGATAATTCCTTATATCCCTATTTCTACACACTCAAACTTCTCAAAAGCAACAAATCCATTTTCTTTTAAAATATTTGTAACAGTAGTTTTTCCTGTTGCCTTTTGAGAACCTTTTATAATTATTACTTTTCCAGATTTTATAGCCTCACAAATCTCTTTTATTTTTTTAGGGCTTATATAGTCTGGAAAAGTAATTTTTGATATTGGTAAAGTATTATTAAATTTCATATTCCTCCTTTTTTCCTTATAACAAATTCTATATTTTGATAGTTTTGCTTTTGAAAGATTAAAAGATTTGGATAGTTTTCTTTTTATAGAATATTGTTATTTTGTTATCGTTTATGCAACTTTATTGATAAAAAAAATATATATTTCCGTCTAACTTATACTTTTGACATAACTTTCTAACTTCATTTAAATTGAAATCAGAGCCATTTTGATTTATTTTTTTACTAAAAAGTGACTCATCGATTCCAAGAGTTTCTGCCATATTTTTACTCTTTATTTTGTTTTCAATCATAAATTGTCTTAATTTTACGTACATTAAATCACCTCTCTTCTTTTTGTTATCGTTTATGCAACAATAATATCATGTCAAGAGTTGCTTTGTCAACAACTTTTTTATTATTTTTAAAAAAAGTTGTAATATGTGAAATTATATGATAAAATTTGCTTATAAAAAATGAAGGAGACCTCTATGGAAAAGAAATTTTTATATGGTGACAGACTTAAAGAATTACGAAAACCTAATAATGGAGATTCTTTAAGTATGGACGAATTATGTGATATTTTCAAAAAAAGATACGGATTAAATATCAATAAAAGTATGATTTCCAGATGGGAGACTGGGTTATCTGTTCCTGACAATAAACATATTGTTGCATATGCTAAGTATTTTGATGTTGACATGAATTATCTGATAGGATTAACAAATGTAAAAAGAAAATTATCTGATATAGTATATTCTGATAATAAAAGAGAAGATGAATATTTATCAAATATTATTAAGATTTTAAAAAACTTTAATGAAGTTAAATTGAGCAATGTATGTAAAATACTTTTTCAGATTCAAAGATTTAACGAAGACATGCTTATTGAAATAAATGATATCTTTTCTAATTTAAATAGTGATGACATTTTAAAAATCAAAGCTATTAAAAATATATTAAAATAATAAAAGGGGGATTAATTTTTAATGGTGTACAATAATTTTTTTAACTTGTATGATGTGTTTTATAAAATAGTTTTAAAAACGGACAAAGGTGTTTATACAAAACAAGGGATTTTATTTAGAGATTCCAATAATTTAGGATTAATAGTTCCTAAGTTTGAAGAATTCGATAATGCTGTCTTAAATTTTATCACAATTTTTTCTAACCAAATAAACAATGAATTGGAGTTTAATGTATCATCAGATTGTGGTATTATTTATGGAGAATCTTTAATGTTTATCCCATTGGAAGATCTAATGATTGTAGGTAACCAAATTATCCACAGAAAAAACGGATATCCTAGAGCACTATTATCTAAATTAAACTATTGTTTAAGAAATCATTTTTTAGATAATAATAATCTTTTTTTTACTAAAAATTACAGTATTTTCAGCTATTTTATTATGAAAAATTATGGGCTCATTGAAAATAATAACCTTTTTTTTCCAAGTCCGATATACATTGACGGAGAGCCCACTTCTTCATCAGGATCAGCTCTTTATTATGTAATTTCATCACTAGATATTAATCAATATGTGGGTAGTCCATATTTATGTATATTAAGAAACCAGAATGGAGAAATTTTTAAAGTTTTTATTGCCGGAATTGTAGTAGATGCATCATACCATGTGTTACCTTCTGCTCAAAATACGGGTATTGTAATTTCATCAAATGGAGTTTTAGAATTCATAGATAGCTTTTAAAAAATACCCCAGTAGTGATACGGCAAATATCACTATAAGAGCAAAGAATAAACTACATACCTTTTAAAAATAAATTGGGAGAGTGAAGAAAATGGAATTGAATGAGGAACAAGCTTTATTGATTGAGGAATTAAAAGAAATTCTTGGTATTGAAACAATTAATAATAGCAGAAAATATTGGATGGTTAGAGCTGGTGTTGAAGGTGCATTTTTTTATGAATTCTTTACTAGAAAATTTATAGGAATAAATGTCCCAACTGGAAATAATTTAGAGTTATTGAAAAATTCTAGCATTGAAGAATTAAAAGAAATAATAGCTAAAGAAAGTTCCTATGAAATCAAAAATATAGGGCATCTAGCTACAAAAGTATATAATTTTTTTAACGAAATTAAAAAAGGAGACATTATTGTAATGCCTTCGTATAGAAAAGAAAGAATAGCTTTTGGTGTAGTAGAAAATGAAAATGTTATACTTGATGATTCATTATATCTTCATGAAAGTATTAAAGCAGCTAAAAATTTAACAAAAGAAAATCCAATTCCAGATAAAAGGATAGAAGTAAAATGGACAAAATTAGTTAATGGTTCAAATCTTCCAGGTAAGTTGTTGTTGAATTTGGTTGCACCACATGGATTATCATCAATAACAGACAGTAATGTGATTGATTTAATAAACACCGCTATGGATACCTTTTTTATAAAAAATGAAATAGCTTATATGACTTTTGATGTTAAAACTGAAAGTGATATCGATTTAAAAGACATTGCTAATTATTTTAGTACTGTGAATGAAGTAGTTGATTTCACTAATGAATATTTTAAAGATGATGAAAGAATTAATTTAAAAATTAATTTGAATTCTCCAGGAACTATTAATTTTATTGGACCTGTAGGAGCTGTGCTAATTGCTGGAGTTCTATTAGCAATATTAGGGTGTGATTTTGAAATAAACCTATTTAAAACAATAAAATTCAAAGTAAAAACAAAAGGTTTACTACCTTATATTCAAGCATTTTTTGATCAACATAATAAGAATGAAGATAGAAAATTAGAATACAAGAAAACTATTACAAATTTAGAAATAAAAGAACCTGAAAAATTAAAACGAATAATCGAAATTTTAAACAGTATTGATAATCCAGAAAAAGAAAAGAGGGATTCAAATGATCCCCCAATTAACTCTTAAAGTTTTTAATACTGTTATTATAGATAATATTATTGAAATTAAGTCTACAAGTTTACTTGTAAAAAATATAGATAATAAAAAATTAAAAATTAAAAAAAGTAGAGCAATAAAAAAAATATAGGTAGCTGTACCACGAATAATATTTATTATTGACATTTTTATCACCTCTCATTAATTTTTATAATTTATTATATATTTTTTAGTAACTAAATGTCAACAAAATTAATAAAAAAATACCCCAGCAGTGATACTGCGAATATCACAATAGGGGCTAAAAAGAGTGGTTTTATCTTTTTGTTTCGTAACTAGATTATAACACACTCTTGCTTTTTATGCAATTTGAAAGGAGTGTGATTTTATGCCAGTAAATAAAGAGGAAAATGGAACTTGGACAAGTAGATTTTATATTACTGACTATAAGGGTGAGAGAAAGCAAAAGAAAAGAAGAGGATTTGCTACCAAAAGAGAAGCTCAAGAGTTTGAAAGAGAATTCTTAGCAAAATCTAATCTTAATTTGGATATGAGTTTTCAATCTTTGTACGATTTATATATGGAAGATATGAAGCATAGATTAAAGCAACATACTTTTATAAGTAAAGAATATATAATCAATTTGAAGATATTACCATTTTTCAAAAAATTAAGTATTGATAAAATTAGCCCGGTAGTGATAAGAAAGTGGCAAAATGAACTCATTAACTCTAAAAACCCTAAGACTAATAAAAAATATGCACCTACCTATATAAAAACTATTAATAATCAGCTATCGGCGATGATGAATTATGCAGTTAAATTTTATGGACTGAAAGAAAACCCATGCCATAAAGCAGGGAGTATAGGAAAGAAAAATGCGGATGAAATGAAAATTTGGGAACCACCTGAATTTGAAAGATTTATTAATCTTCTTGTACATAAGCCCATATCTTATACAGGTTTTCAAATACTATTTAATTGTGGATTGAGAATAGGGGAGTTGTTAGCTCTAACAGTTAAAGATATCAACTTAAAAAATAAGACTTTAAAGATCGATAAAAGTTATCAAAGACTTAGAAAGAAAGATGTAGTAACTGATCCTAAAACACCTAGGGCTAATAGAATTATAGATATGTCAGATAAATTAGTCAGTATTGTAGAAGAGTATATTCAAAGACTTTATTGCCCAACAGATGATACTAGGCTTTTCCCCACTACTAAATCTACTTTTGAGCATGATATAAAAACTTATTCTGCAAAAGCTGGATTAGAAAAAATAAGACTGCAAGATTTAAGACATAGTCATGCGAGTTTTTTAATTAATAATAACGTTAATATACTTGCAGTATCTAAAAGATTAGGGCATGAAAAAGTCGAAACCACTCTCAATATTTATGCTCATCTTTTTAGAGAATCTCATGATTTTATGATATCTGTTTTGAATAAATAAGTGGACTTAAAATGGGCTTAAAAATTTTAAAAAAGGGTATAAAATAGATAAATATATAAAATTGTATATAATAAAAATATTGAAATTAATAATAAAAAATAGTGTATAATATAATTAATGGTAGAGTGGGAGTAAAGAATATATTAAAAATATTCTTTATAAGAAATTATTTTTTAGTATATTACTTAAAAATTTAATTTCTAAAAAAACTAATTGAATCTAGTAAAAAATAGGAGAAATATAATGCAAAAATTTAATATTATTTCAACAATAGGTAAAGAATACTTAACTAGTAATACAAAAAATGATGAATTTAGTTATGTAAATGCTTTTAAACATAATAAATTAAAATTTAGTTTATTTGATAAAAACAAATTACAAAATTTAGATTTACGGTTTAAAAAAAATAATATAACTATTATTGTTAAAATAATTTCGGATTTTCATAATAATTTAGAAATTTCAAAAAATCAACTATCAAAATATATTCAATATGAAAAAAAATTAACCTCAAATAAGATAATAGCAATACTTGCTAATCTTAATGATGATTCTGTTTTAGTTTGGAGAGGAGTTATTTCAGATAGTGATTTTATAAGTGAGGAAAAAAAATTAAAAAGCTTTGAAAAATATGAAGAATTTTATATTCATAAGGTAAATAATAAAGAAAAAGTAATGCAAAATACTTATAAACTTAATGAACTTTTACATAAATATGGAATATCTGAAAAACTAAGAAGCCAATTTGTAGCTACTTGTCTTTTAGCATTAAAAAACAATTTAGATTATAATAACTCTACAACTTCAAAAGAAATTAAAGTTAAAGTTAAAAAAATCCTAGAAAATCTTTTAGAAAAAGATTTAAATAAAGTTGATAAACTTGACTTATTAAATAAGAATACCCTAGAATCTCAGGACATATATAATTTATCTTTAGAAGATTTTAAAATAATATTAAAAACAATTGAAATGGATATCTTACCTTTTATAAATGACAAAAATACTTTAGGGCAAGATTTATTAAATCTTTTTTTTGTTACTTTTAATAAATATATTGGTAAACTTGATAAAAATCAAGCTTTTACACCAGATCATATAACTAACTTTATGGCTAAGGTTACAGAAATAAATAAAAATTCAGTTGTTATTGATCCTTGTTGTGGATTAGGTTCCTTTTTAATAAAAGCTACAATACAAGCTCTTGAAGACTGTGTAACATTAGAAGAACAAGAAAATGTTAAAAAAAAGCAAATTTATGGTATAGAGTTTGATGAAAATATATATGCTTTAGCTACTACCAATATGTTGATTCATTCTGATAACAGTTCAAATATAAAAAAAGGTAGTTGTTTTGATTTTAATAGTTGGATTACTGAAATTAAACCTACAGTTATTTTAATGAATCCTCCATATAATGCCCAAAAAAAACACATGCCTAAAAACTTTAGTGATACTTGGAAAAAAGGGAAAAAAACAGATCCTACAAAAGGGTTAATCTTTGTAAAATATATTACAGAAATTTTAAATAAAAATAATATTTCTGCTAAATTAGCTGTTTTATTACCTGTAGCATGTGCCATTGGTACTGCAAAAGAAATTTCTGAAATAAAAAAAGAGATTTTATTAAAAAATACTTTAGATGCTGTTTTTACTTTACCTAATGAAATATTTTATCCTGGAGCAAGTGCATCTGTATGTTGTATGATATTCAATGTAGGAATTCATCATGATAGTATTTCAAATCCTCCTACTTTCTTTGGATATTATAAAGATGATGGTTTTAAAAAAAAGAAAAATATAGGGAGAATTGAACAGATTAATTTATTAACTGGGGAGAGTTTGTGGGAAAATTTGGAAAATGAATGGCTTGAACTTTATAAAAATAGACAATCTATAGATGGAAAATCAGCAGTGAAAAAAATTACATGTGATGATGAATGGCTGTGTGAAGCTCATATGAAAACTGACTATAATACCCTAACAGACAGACATTTTGAAAAAACAATAAGAGATTATTATTCTTATTTAATTAAAGATGGAGGTTTTATTAATGATTAGTACAGAAAATTGGAAAGAATTTTCTTTAAATAAATTATTTGAAATAAATGCTGGTAAATACCATTCTACTAATGAATATGAGGAAGGGAATACACCATACATATCTGCTTCTGCTATAAACAATGGAATTTCCCAACGAATTAATTTGGAAGCTGATTTTGATGGAAATGTAATAGTTGCTGGAAAAGTTGGATGTACTGCTTTTTATCAACTTGAGAAATTTTGTGCAACAAGTGATGTAAATATTTTTAAACCCAAAAATTTTATAATGAACTATAAAATTGGATTATTTATTGTATCCATAATTAATTTTTCTGAGAATTATAAATGGAGTTATGGTAGGCAATGTCGAATAAAAAATAGTAAACAAATTGTAATAAAATTACCAGTTAAATTTGATAAATATGGTAAAGCTTTAACTGATCAAAAGAAAACATATTCTAATGAAGGATATATTCCAGATTGGGATTTTATGGAAAAATATATAGCTTATCTTGAAAAAATAGAACAAAATAAAATTAAAACTTTAATAAAAATATAATTTATTAAACTAGTAATATAAAAAAATTATTAATAAGGAGTGAAAAATGAAAAAAGAATATTTTGAAGATTTAAATTATGATGCACAATTAGCTGAAAACGATGAAGTTGATGATATTTGTAATGTAAACAATGAATTTGATAAAAAAAGAGAAATGCTGGAAAAAACAAAAATTGTAAAACAAACATGGTCTATAAGGGAAATCTACCAAAAAATAATAAAAGAAGATTTAATTTTAAACCCCGATTACCAAAGAAATGTAGTTTGGCAAAAATCAAAACAGACTTCATTTATAGAATCTCTTTTTATGGAAATCATGATTCCCCCAATTTATGTTGTAGAAGTTCCTAGTGATAATATACTAGATCCTAAAAAATATGAGGTTGTGGATGGTAAACAAAGATTAACCACAATTAAACATTTTATTAATAATGAATTAATTTTAGATAAGAAACATTTAGAATACTATAGTGACTTATATGGTGGAAAAAATTTCAGCACTATCTATTCTGAGTATAGTGAAAAAGCCAATCAAGTATTGTCATCTATTTTAGATATATATGTAATTACTTCAAATTCCCCAGAAGAAACAAAATATGATATTTTTTCAAGATTAAATAAAGGCTCAGAACCATTAAAGGTAAATGAAATTCGAAAAGCAATTTATAGGTCATCCCTTTCAAAATGTATAGATAAATTTGTTGATGAACAAACTGGGAAAGAGGCTAATATAAATTCTAAAAATGAATACACAGAAATATTTTCTGAAAATAATATTAAACGTTTTGAAGACTATGGAAGATTTTATCGAAGTATAGCTTTTTATATAAAATCAAATACTGTTTCTAAGGAAGTTGAAGGATACAATTCTAGACCTCGTGAAATGATTAACAATGTTTTACAATTATTTCAGAAAAAGGAAATTAATTTAGATGAAAAAGATATAATCTTGATTTTAACTAGGACTTTGGAATTATTAAAATTACTTAAAAATGATGAGTATAAAGATTATATAGTAGATGCTTGTATTCCTTATATTCTAACAGATTGGAAATTTATAAGTGAAAATATAAATCTAATTAAAAATGATAATGAGATTAAACAAACATTTGTGAAATCACCTGCTACTACAAGTAATGTCAATAAAAGATTAGCTCAATTAGATAAAATATTGAAAGGTAGTAAAAATGGATAATATTGATATAGAACTACTAAAACAACAATTAAAAGCAATTGCTATTTATAAATATCTAGAAGAATACAATAAGTTAGAAAAAAGCATAAAAATAAAATTTAAGCATATTTTAAATTTGATAGATGGAGATGATATTCATCGATTATATTTTTACCATGGAGGTTCAATCAAAAATATAGAAATAGATTTTCCAAATGAAACAATAAATTTAAAAAAATTAAAGTTCAAATGCTTAGAAGAAGAACCTTTTAATGATTTTTCTATTAAGCAAATTATAAAATTGCATAAAGAACATGGATTAGGGGAACACTTTAATCTCCAAATCCAATCAATAAAAACAAAAGGAACTAAACATGATTTTAGCTCTGCTATCTCTAAGTTAATAAGTATGAGAAATATTTTAGCACATGAAGTTTCTAATTTCAATTTTAGAGATAGAGATTATATTGAATTATTATCTGACGAATTAATTATTAATAATATTATTGATACTTCACTCTATGGTGATATTACACAAGCTGATGATCAAGTAAAAATAATTCTTAGTAATATTACTTACTTACAAATTATAAGAAATGAAATTGATAATAGCTAACTTTATTATATACATACTTTCTAATTTTCATATCTAAAATATTTTATTAAATTGAACTTACATAATCTACCAAAATTAAGTAAACCTAATTTAGCTTACTAACTAGGATTGACTTCTTTAAAAAGCGGGAGTTAGTCCTTTTAATTTTTTCTTACTTCCTTCATTTTTATAATATTATGCTATTACTTTTTCCAATTTCCCAGTATTCTGTATCTTTTTTTTATTCATAAAATATTTCAATTTTATCTTCTCTTGTTAATTTACTCATGAAAAAAGTGTATTTCCTATTTTATATCTAAGATTTTGAATACAGTTCATTTTTTCTTTATTTTTACTCAAACAGTGTCTGAGGAATTCCATAAACTTTAAAAAATTTTCTCATCTGCTCTAAATTTGTTTCTGAAAAACTCTTTCCAAATTCTTTAGTTAATTTTTCAGAAAGTATTTTTATTAAATTTTTTCCATGCTCAGCTCTTTTATTACCATTTTGCTCTTCTTCTACTATTCTTTTTCCAATTAAAAAATAAGTTTTTGTCATTGTAGAATTTATATTTGATACTATATTTTCTCTAGCTTTATATAATAAATCATGTATTTCTTCATAAATATCTTTCTTTATTTCAAGTTTCATAATTATCCCCCTTTTTTACCATCCCAAAAAGTTCATAACAACATTAACCATTATTTCCTTTTCTTCTGGTTTAGACTCTGCAAGAAGTAAAGTGATTGCGACCAAACTACTATCAGAAATAATTTTTTCTCCATTTCTAAATAAAAGATTATTTTGATTTAAAAAATATATAAATATACTAGCAGCAATTCTCTTACAACCATCAATAA